CGCCAACGGATGCACCCGTAGCTCAGCTGGATAGAGTGTTGGATTCCGATTCCAAAGGTCACAGGTTCGAATCCTGTCGGGTGCGCCATTTCTAGATTTCCTTTCATGAAATCAAGGCTTTAGGACTAGGATTCGACTAACCCCTCAGTAGGGTTAGGCAATTTGATGATAAACGATTGCTCCGATTTGGCCATAGCGGCACGGCTCAATCGCTTCATTTCCGCCGCTTTCGTGTAGCGCTCAATCTCCTTGATATCGCGATGCCCCGTGATCGACATGATTTCCAAGGCCGTGCATCCGGACTCTGCTAGACGTCGGCAGGCAGCCTTGCGGAGGCCATGAGGGGAAGAATTCGAAGGCAGGCCAGCTTTGTGCGCAGCCTCGCGAATCCAGTTGGTGAAGCTCTTCTCCGACCGTGCCTTGCCGTACACGGTCGAAATGAACGTCTCCCTCACTCGTGGCAGGTCGAGGATAAAGCCGAGGTCGCGATGAATCGGGATATGGAGCTCCACGACTTCTTGCGACTTTTTCGTCCAGATGACGAAGGTATCGTCCACGAGATGCTGCCAGCCAAGCCGAACCGCATCCGAGCGGCGCAGGCCAGTGTGCAGCAGGACTTCCATAGCGATGCGCTCTGGCGTGCCCTCGCCCCACTGCTCGCGATATGCCGCGATGTCAGCCTCCGTCCACGTGCGATAGCCCTTCGACTTCGTTTTGATCCGCTTGGCTTCCTTCGCAGGGTTGACCTGGATCATGCCGACGGACTTGGCATATTCGAAAACCGATGACAGCCGCTTGCGGAGGATGTTCGCCGCTGCTGGCGTTGCCCCCTTCGCATCGATCAGCACGTTGATGTGCTTTGTCTGAAGGCCAGCGATCGGAGCATGACCATGCTCTTTGGCGAAGGCGTCGAGGATGCGGCGATAAACATCCTTGCTCGATTGCGCCAGTTGGGCAAACTCGGCGGACTTGTAATAACCCTGTATCGCAGCGCCCATCGATCCGGCAGCCGGTGCCTTGCCGGCCGAGACCGGTTCGGCCTTCTGAGCCTTGTGATATGCCGTCCAGAACGCTTCCGAATACAAAGGGCCAGGTAAAGCCACCTGCGGCTTTCCCGGCTCCCTGTAATAGATACGCTGCTTGTCGTGTCGGTCTTTGTAGACGTTCACATACTTGGGTTTTCTAAGCCGCACACCTTGTCCCAATAGTTCGCTCCATTGTCGTTCGCCGCAGTATATGACGGCCTAGCGAAAAGGGAATCCAGATCGTTGCGGTCCCAGATCATCACACCGAACATGTCGCGAGGAGCGGGAATCCGCCCCTCCTTCCTCATCCGGTCAAACAAGGTCGGGCTGATACCGATGTAGCGCGCCGCATCTTCTCGACGGAGGCCGCGAGGAACGAAATCAACCGCAGGCACGCTCTGCCTCCTCTTGTTCTGCGCCGAGGGTGCGGAGCACGCCGGCCATTGCTTCGTTGTCGTTTGCTTCCTCGTGGACAGTGAACGTCGCCGGGAAGACGCGCCGCTCGATAGGCTCGGGCTTATGCTTCTCAGCATGCCGGCGAGCAGCATTGATGCCGTTCTGCTGTTTCGCCGTTGGATCTGACGGCATCTGGCCGCCAATGCCGCGCCAGGCGTTCGCTATGGTCTCGCCGAGCTTGCGGCCGAAGTCCGACTGATGATGCCACGTCACGGCACGCGCCTTGCTGGCGGTCTCAGCAAACGGAGCCAACGCGATAAAGCCGTCCTTGCCGCTCCATGTCAGTGTAACGTCGCGGATATGCATCGAAAGGTCAGGCAGGTACACGTCAGCGAAGGCCAGCTTTCGGAACGGCCGCTTTCCGTCGTCATCGTAAAAATGCTTGATTCCTCGAACTTCGATTTTCATGTCGCAACTCCTTTTTCGCAGAGCACGTTGACGAACGCCTTCCGCTCGTCAGGCTCTACGCTCCTGATGTTGAATTCATCGCCAGTGCGGCCGTTGACGGCCCGCCATTCAGTGGTGACAGTGGCAAACTCAGGCTGCCACCTCATGGTCAGTGCGATCGTCTGCTTGCCTGCCAGGCGGCCCGCCATGACGGTTTCCGTCCCTCGCAGGATTTGGACGCGAGCGGGTGCGGAGAAGACGGTTTCGAAGGGACCGACTACGGGGTTCCCATAGCCGTCGTCTCCGATTTCCCGCGCCTGCATGTCGATAACCTCCCGCAGATCGCCAGCGCCCGTCATGCTGCGTCCTCGTCGATTTTGGCGCGATTGTCGTTGGCTCCGCCTAGCTGGCCGTAGTTCAACGGCTGCACGTAGGTCTCGCCTTCAGGCCCGATATTCGAGAGGTTCTCGAAAGAGCGGATGGTGTTGACGTTCAGCCAGCCGCCTTCACGGCCCACGCGATAAGCGTTGTAGCGATCTGTGAGCGTGCCGCGCAGGAGGCCGTTTAGGTCGTGCTCAAGAAAGAAGGTTTTGCGACTTTCAGGCGTAAGCAGAGCGACGTTCATTGCTTGCTCGATCCGCTTGGCCATAGGGGCCAGGCAACGCGTCACGAGCGCACGGGACTCCTCGACGCTCGACGCGTAGTTGCTATCGTCGAGAATGCCCGCGACAGACGGCGGGATGCCGAACACGCGGCAGATATCGAGATTGCTTAACTTCCGGCTCTCGAGGAATTCGGAGTCCTTGCTGGAAAACTGAAATGTCTCGAATTTAGCGCCGCCGTCTAGCACCATCACTTCGTTGGCCTTCAGCTGGCCGACAAAGCGCTCCTTGAACTTGGCGATGACGCTTTCCTTAGATCCTGCGCCAGTGCCCGCAGCAAGCTTGTCAGGGAAGACGAGAGCGCCAGCAGGACGGAAGGCGTTCTCTGCTGCCGCGCCTGCCTGGTCCTGTTGAGCCAAGGCAAGGGAGACCGTTGCGGATGCGATCTGCAAGGGCGACATGCCGAGAATGCCGTCCTTGGTCCGGTAGCGAATATGCAGCACCTCGTCCTGAAGCAGCGTTTCCGTGCCGCCGTCGGCCCTTGCTACCTTGTAGCGCAGGCGTCCAGACTTCAGCACCTCCACAGTGACCGTGCCAGCCACGAGGGGATGCAGTGCCGTTACCTGGCCGCGGCCGTTGCGATCGATCTTCGCATAGGCGTTGCCGTAGGTGAGGATGCTAGAGATGAGCCATTCGCGCGCTTCAAAGGCGGTCAGCGTTGCCGAAGTCTGCGTCTGCAGTACCTCGTACAGCGGATGTTCCGTTGCAGCCTCCCGGCCACCGTCTTCCGTCTTGCGATAGAGCTTGAGAGGCACGCCAGCCAACGACTCGGAGATAGCCGCTATGCAGCGATGTGCGACCGCATGGCCGCTGGCCTTCTCGACGTCGGCCCGCGCCGTCCACCGTGCGCCGAGGAATTCGCCCAGGTATGGATCGGACGAGGCGATGCGCGTTTCAGTCTTGCGGTTGAAGGGCCACATTATCGATTGCCCTCCAACTCCAGAAGCGCAATGCGCCGGTCGGCTTCGGTGCGCTGCTGACGCGAACGTGCCTGCACACTGGTTCCGCCATATGCCGGGAACGACTGCACAACGCTGATTTCATGCAGCACGACGTTGCGGAGCGTCCGCTTGTCGCCGCGCCACTCGTCGCCGCCTTCCGGCACCACAAAGCCAAACGACATGCCGCCCAGATCGCCCCTCGTGGCCATAGCGAGGATGTCACGACCGAGGGTGGTGTCGGGCAGGTCGATAGTGAAGGCAAGGCCCCTAGCGTCCTCAGAGAGCCGCAACGTTGAGTTCTTGGTCCTGGCCAACACCTTGGACGGATCGTGATCCACGAGGGCGAGGATGTCGGGCTGTGACCGCAGGGAAGCGGCGAACGCGCCTGGCGCGATAGTCTCATGGAAATCGAGAACGCGAGTCTCATTACCGAACGTTGCGGCGTAACCTACGAGCTTCCGCCCTTCGGCGCGGATCTCGGTCGCTGTACGTGTTTCCAAGGTCATAGAGTTTGCTCCCGATAGGGCTGCAGCAGCGCGTTGACACCGAACGGCATGGCATGGATTGCCTCGACGGTGACGGCTTCGCGATTGTTGTAAAAATGGCTGACGATCAGCAGGACAGCGTGGCGCACGGCAGGCTGAAGGGGTGAGCCGAAGCTCACCCCGATGGACTGCACGTAGTCCTCCGCCGCCTCTATGATGCCGTCGATGTAAGCATCATCCGCACTAAACGTGATGCGGAGATGCTCTTTGGCTTCATTGAGAGCGACGGCCGTCATTTAGATGGCCTTCCAGGCAAACGCTTCCGCGTGACGGATAGCGATATCCGCATCGAGGAAGGCATGCAGCTTGACGCCGCCCTTGCTCGCAACGTCCGAATGATACGGGTTGAGCAAGATATCCACGCCAGACCAGTAGCCGATAACAAGATTGCTCCACGCGCCGTAGATGATCGGGTTTTCCGTCAGGACTGCCGGAACGTTGTTCGAGACATTGACCGGCTTCTGATGGAAGATTTCCGATGCCGGAATGACACGGTTCGTGCCGCCTTCCTTGATCTTGCGAACCACCTTCATGACCGTAGCGTTGGTCAGGAACGCCCCAGTGCCCATCACGTCGTCGATTTCGAGCGCAGCGATGAGGTCAGCCGCAATGTCGGAGATTTCGGTCGACGTGGTGGCGTCCTCGGCGATGGCCGTAAGGATACCCGTCGGCTGGTTGGAAGCGCCAGTGCCGGCGATAGCGGCCTTATCGAGCGCCTGAGCGAGCACGAAGCCAAGATCCGAGCGAAGGACGCTTTCCAGCGCGACCGCGTTCTGGAGCATAAGGCGACGGGAAAGCTGCATTTCGCCCGATACCGTCTTCGGCGACATGCTGACCTTGTCGAAGGTCGAGGCCGATTCCGTCGTGTTGCCGTCTTCCGCGACCCAGTAAGCGGTCGGGCCGGTGAGAAGGCGAGGCAGGTCAAGGTTGCCAGTGAGGCCGGAAAGAACCGTTGCGCCCATGCCCTGAACCGCGAGGGTCGGGCGAAGGCGATCGATCAGGCCGCCGAGATTGGTGGCAACAGTGTAGCCGCCAGCCGAAGGCGTGCCGACGGTCTGGTCGCGGGTTTCAAGCAGGACGCTCGTCGGGATCATTACGCCGCGGGATTCGCGGCCCTTGGACAGTTCCGCATGCATCTCTGCTTCGATGCCGTCCAGCTTGCCGTTAAGCGCGCCGGTAATAGCGCGAGCAACGCTATACGAGCGAAGCTCTTTCTCGACGTGCTTGTCGTCGGCGGTTTCGGCAACCCGCTCGAATTCGGCCAACGTAGCGGCCTGTTTGATCTGCTTGTCGAGCGCGCGGACTTCGCCTTCCAGCTTGTCGAAAGCTTCCGGGTTGTTGACAACGCCCTTGAGTTCTGCGATTTTCGCGGCGCGCTGTTCCTGAAGATTGGCAATGTTCATGTTGTCTCCTTATGGACAGTTTGAAAATGGGGTTGGCTTCGTTTCCTAGGCGTGCGCCTTCCCCGTTTGTTTCCGTAGGTCGACCTACGGGTTTCCCGCATTGCTGCGGAAACACGAAAAGCCCGGTCAGCGAATGCTGCCAGGCTAAAAACCTCTAGATTGTATTCCCCCACTTAGTAGCAGCCACGTAGGCGCTTTCCTTCATGTGCGCTTTCGCGCGTTCCCCATTGCCGGTCTTTGCCGGCGGCTTTGTCATTCGGGCGAATCATCATTTTTTTCGCCGATGATAATAGGATCGCAAATCTTCATGGCTTTTTTATGGAAAGTGCTTGACTTTTCCAAAAAAATGTGATCCGCGCCTCTGTACACGTCTATATATAGTCCATTAACTGGGAAACGCCAGTGAGCGTCAATATGTAGTATGCAAAAAAATCACCGACCGGCGCGCCCCTAGTGTGGGAAGGGGTGGTATCGCGCCGGCCATGTGGTGACTTGGAGCCCCTGGCTGGAATCGAACCAGCGTGATCCGCTACCGTTGTCGGGATAGAAGGCCCGCACGGGTACAGGGGCGAAACTGTTAGAGATGCTGGCCGTGGACGGCCGAATAGAACTTGTTTCTCAGATCCTGCGCCCGTTGGTGGACCTCGTAGAGCGCGAAGATCACCCCGCTCGCCTCGTCGTCCGAGAGATGGCCGATGCTGCGCTCAAAGTTGACCACGCCTTCGATGTGCGAAACGGCGACGCGGGTCATGTTCAGCAATCCGCAGATCGGATCCTCCAGATCAGAGGGCTTCAGCGGTGACGGTTCATTAACCGTGGCGTGGATCATTGCAGTGCACCTCGTTGCGCTCATCGTCGATATTCGGTATCAACATTTTCTATTGATTTATCCACGCGCACTTAGCGTGTCAACAGAAAATGTTGATTGCCATGAAACCATCGCAATGCCGCGCAGCCAGAGCGCTACTTGACTGGACACAGCCACAGTTGGCGGCAGCCGCAGGACTTGGCTTGTCCACCGTTGTCGACTTTGAGAAGGAACGAAGATCCGTATCCGCAGAAGCTACCGCAGCAATGCGGACAGCTCTTGAGGCGGCCGGTATCGAGTTTATCAACGGAACGGGAGTGAAGATCGTGAGGCCACGAGGGGAAGATGGCCGCTAAAAAAGACCTCTCCCCATATATAGCAAACTTGTAGGGGTTTGAGATTCACTCAATGTGACGCTATGAGGCACCCTTCTACCTATATACCCCACGAAAACCCCGAAAACCGACATTTTCGCGGGAAATAGTTGCCCCGCCGCCAGTAGATTAGCGGCAGGGTGTTGCTGTTTCGCAACTATTCGTTGTCGTGAACCTTTTCCGCGCGGACAAAGAACAGGCTTGCCGTGTTGATGATGGTTTCGTCTCTCGGCTTATTCCTGTCGGCCTCGTCCATGAAGTCGTTAAATGGGCTTGGCTTGGAGTAATCCGGCCCCAAAAACTTCACGAGCGTGCCGTCGACGGCTCCGACTTCGCAAACAATAGAGCTTTCAAAGGTTATCGATTTTCCGTCGTCATCGTGGCCGGTCTCCAGCGTGACGACATTGTAGCTCTTTCCTACTTCAAACATTCCCATCTCCTGTTATGCCGCCAGCAGACACGCTGGCAGTCCCTCTTCCTCGTGGCTTTGCGCAGTTTTCAGCGCCATAGCCAGGCTCACAAGACCGTCAATGCGCCCCGCCGCCTTGCTCTTGTCAAGCTTCCGAGCGCCGGCAGGATCAACCGTAACAACGGCATTGGCGGCACACATGCGCATTAGGACGTTGCCGGCGTGGTTCAGCTTCTGCTGTGCGACCGTCACCTCTAGCAAGTCAACGGCAGGCGACATGTCCTTATACCCCTGACCGAATGGCACAAGCGGCAGGACGACGGACAGCTTTTCGAGCTCACGCTCAAGGTCGCTGATGCGCCAGCGGTCATAGGCGATTGCCCTGATATCGAAGCGCCCCGCCTCGTCGGCAATGTGTTCGGCCACGAGGCAGGGATCTATGACCTTGCCGGGAAGCAGGGTTAGGCGCGCGTCTGCCTGCTTCGCCCATACATTGTAAGGAATGCGGTCAGTGTCGCTCTTGCCCTCGATATCGAACTCAGGAAGGAAGAATCGCGGCAACACCGTGTAGCGGCCATCCCCTTCAGGGAACACGAGCACGAAGGCGGTCAAGTCCCGCGCTGCGCTCAAATCCAAGGCCCCAAAGCATTCGCGGCCTTCAAGCGCCTTGTCATCGATCGGGCCAAGGTTGCAGTCGTTCCACTCCCTGGCCGCGATAAAACGCACGGTGCCGTCAATCCGCTGGTTCAGCACCTTGTTGCGGAAATCCGCCTCCTTCGACGGTATCCGCTGCGCCTGCATCGCCATGCGCTCCACCTGTTCATATGACAGGAAGTCGCCGAGCGCAGGGTTTGCCTTCTCCCATGTCGCTGGATCCCATGGATCATCATTAGGGCCGGCTGCGAACATAGCCAGGTGGAAAGACTCGTCCTCGACTTCGCCCGCTTTGATTTTCAGGCCGTAGTCGATCATTTCGGAGAAGAAATGCGTATCGTCCTTGGCTTGCGTGCTGATAGCCACGATCAGCGGCTCGTCACGCGCGCCGAGGGCGGAGTCCATGGCGTCGAAAAGGTCTCGCTTCGGCCAGTAGCCGATTTCGTCGCAGAGGACGAAGGACGGAGACAGGCCCAGTTTGGAATCCGCGTCGGCTGACAACGCCTTCAGGACCGAGCCTTTGCCCTGTCCTTCCAGCACTTCAATCTCTTTGCTGAAGCGGATGATGTTGACGCGCTCCGAAAGCTCGGCATGCTGCTCTAGCATCGCCTTACATTCAGCCCATGCCTTCGCCGCCTGCGCCTTATCCATCGCGCAGAAATAGACCTCGCCGCGGTCCTCGGCTTCTGGACCCACGAGAAAGCAGAGTGCTAGCGCCGCGCTGATTCCGGTTTTCCCGTTCTTGCGGCCCATCGACAGCGCAGCCGTGCGCACCCGCCTCTTGCCTTCGTCGTCTTCCTCGAAAATCGGCTCGAGAAACTGCTCAATCTGCCAGTCGCGCAGCTTCATTTTCGTTCCGGCCAACTTTCCCTGAGTGACTGGCATGTCTTCGATGAACGCGATGACACGCTCCAGCCTATCAAGGCCCTCAGCCTCCCATGGGAGCTCTTCGCGGCGGTTATCGTTGGCAGCAATCGCCTTTCCTTTGGGCTTCGCGCCTGGCCCTCTTAGACCCATTGGTCGCCCTCCTGGTTAGGCAAAATCAAAACTAAATCTTCGTTCGTCTTCCGCGCCGGTCCTGCGGCCGTCGCTTCCCCTTTCTCGAAGGCCCCTGGCTCCCATCCTTCTCCGTCGATCGGGTTGCCGTCCACGTCGAAGCCCTTCAGCGCACGCTTGAAGCCCGTCGCATTCGGATGGTCAACCGCGTTCGTCTTCGCATTGTGGCAGGGCTCACACATGGCCATGAGGCCAGACAGGGGCGGGAAAGGATCGCCGCCCTTGCTGATTGCCACGATATGGTCGACGACCTTGGCTTGCTCGACTACCTCGCGCCGGATGCAGACTTCACACAACGGCTGGACGGAGAGCTTGGCAGCGCGCAAACGCTGCCAGGTTGCGGTGCTATACGGCCATTTGCTCACGCTGCACCTCGCGAAAGGAATGCAGGTGGTGAGTAGTCGTCGCCCTCTTTCATCTGCTGATATGTGTTTCGCAGCGGAGCCGTCACATCATCTTTTCCCGGCACATTACCCGTCACATCGTCACACTCTAAAGAGTGTGTGACGTGACGTGACGGTATGTTGATGCCCAAGTCGGTATCGTCACACGTCACATCATCGTCACATGTGACGGCATGTGACGGTCGGAACGTGCCATGTGCTTCCGTGACTGTGCCGCTGGCGATAAGCTGTTCCTTCGCTCGCAGGTATCGCGTCTTGAGAGTGTGCGACTTGGTTCCCGGCTCTGCCTTCGCATAGTAGGCCCTGCGCCACTCCTCATCGGTTGCCATGCCTTCCTCGCGGCAAACGCCTTCCAGCGCCTCCAGCACGGCCGCCGCATGGCCCTTGACGCTCGCCACCAGCTTCTCGCCGGCAGTCTTGCCATCGGTCGGGATGACGACAGGAGCCATAGTAGGCTGGCCATCCTCGTCAATGCCGACCTGCACGCCATCCATGCGGAAATGCGTGATCACGCCTTCGTCGCCGTCGTTGGTGCCGTCACATTCCAGCAGATAGCCGCCAGCCTCTTTCTTCACGAGGAAGGAAGCATCAACAGCGCCGTCTAGATCAATTGCGCCCTTGCCTCGGTCGCCGGCCCATCCAGTATGATGAATGACGGTGACGTGCGAGCCGGTGACGGTTTCTCGGATGGTGTCGCAGGACTGAATGAATTTGGTCATGTCCTTGCTAGCGTTCTGATCGCCAGGCCCGAAAGCCCTTGTGAGCGTGTCGACAATGATCCAGACGCACGACATGCCGCAGTCTTCCTCAGCGCGCTTGATGGTGGCCGCGATGTCTTCCGCGTCCTTTAGGCCGGTTGTCAGGTCCATGCGGCCACCCATCACGAGCAGCGGAATAGCGCCGATGCCGTGACGCTTACGAAAGGCCAGCATTCGGCGCTTGGTAAGGTCTTTGCGCTCGGCTGCGATGTAGACGACGAGGCCCTGCTTGACCTTCCTGCCGTGCCAATCCATGCCAGCAGCAACGTGACAGGCCATATCGGTAGTGATGACCGATTTGCCAGATCCCGGCTTACCGGAAAGCATGGTGAACTCGTTGACGCCAAACACGCCCTTGATGAAGGTTTCCTTCGGCATGGAGTCTTCAATTTCGTGGAACCAGTCGAGAGAGAACCGCTCGCGCTGCGCAGGTGCATGTGCCGCTTGCTCGGCGATATACGCCAGCAGGTCAGCCTTGCTCTTGCCGGTATCGAGGAAGTCGGAAACGTCGCCCTTTTCCGGCAGCATGGGGAAATGGACCGATCGAACGGAAGCGGCAATCCCCCGCAAGGCCCCCTCTACTTGCTCCGCGTGGTTGCGGCCAGGTTCGTCATTGTCGGCTAGAATGATGACCTGCTTGCCGGTAAACCAGCCGTTCAACTCTTCCCGCCACTTGCCGGCGCCTTCCGGTGCAGTGGTGGCCACGAGGCCAAGATCGGCCAGGCGGTCGCAATCCTTTTCGCCTTCGCACACATAGACGGTGTCGGCCGCGATGACTTCAGGCAGGCGATAGGGAATGCGCACCTGTTGCGCGCCCTTCACCCATTCCCTGCCGTTCCAGCTATGCTGATAGAAGCTCTTGCCCGCGCCCTTGTGAACTTTCGTCACGCGCAGATAAGGCTGGCCGTGCTCGTCGCGATAGACGAACTGCGGATCCGTAGGACGTTCGGTGCGCGTCGGTTTCCATTCCGGCAGGCCAGCAAGGCGGCGCACGTAGTCGCGGCACTCGGTAGCGTCGTCATCGGCGAAGGAATTCACCACAAAGCCGTCGGGATTGCTCGGATCGTTCTTGACCGACAAGCTGCGGTCAACCTTGCTGTGACGAGGTCCGGGAATGAGGACCTCGTTGCCGGACTTGTCCAGATCCGCAAAGGCCTTGCCGCCCAATGCGTTGAAAACAGACTGAGCAATGTTCATGCGGCCACCTCTTGAACAGAGGAGTCCGAAACGCTATAAACGTTGTGCTGATGAATACCAAAGCCGTTCGCGATTGCCGTCGCGGCGGCTTTTCCTTTTTCTGCGCCGTCTCCGAGGTTAGGAGATTTTGCGAAAACGCATGAAGAAACAATGTGACTGATTTGGCAGGTTAGTAGCTCTAACTCATTGATTCGGAACGCTTGTTGCATTCCTGTCGGGTGCGCCACTTCCGTACAAAACTGGGCACTGCTGCCATGATGACGCTGTTCTTCGTCATCACAAGGCGCTCAAGCTCGCTCTTGCGACCGTGAATTCTGATCTCCCCGT